GTCGGGGTATAGCAGACTTCTCACTACCCCCGCCATAAGTTGGAACAAAAAGTACGTACCCACTGCCACTATAAACGGCACTGGGATCAGTGCTAGGACTAATAGGAATCCTGGTTCCATCTGTTTCTAACCTCTCTACAAACTTTTTAGTGTTACCGCTATGATTTGAGAAATAAACTATATCAATAGGTAACATCTATTCTAACTCCATTTTTAAAAATTATTACAACATGTTGAGGCGATCTAGATAATCACGCACATCATCTGGCATTTCTTTGGGTTTATATTCTATCACATTATCTTCTTTGTAGTCAACCCTATCCTTCGGCCTGTCCTTGAAGGTATGGATTTCTACCTCGACATCATTATGCTTGAGCGTATGTGATATAGCACCAAAGGCAGCTCCACACACTGCATCTGCAAGGTCTTTAGACTTTTTACGAGGGTGGTCAACCCTGTTGTTTGGCATAATCTTAAGCTCTGACATTTCCTCAAAGAGCAGAGGAATGTTTGGCATTGCAATGCGATCTTCGTAGATAAGCATAGCAAGGTCTTCATAATGCTTTTTAGCCACTGATACAGTGTCTGTTTTGATACCTACTGCCTTAAGCTCATTCTGAATGTCAAATGATTGCCAGCGGTCAAAGCTGACTTGTCCTATGTTAAATCCTAACCTTCTTAAATTCTGAATCCACTGCTTAACTTCTGAGAGGTTGACTGGACCTTCTACCCTTGGCTCCCACCATGCAACTGCATCTACAACAACGATAGGAACAATCTGTTCGTAGTCCTTAACAACTTTGATGTTAACCCATTTATCTACGTGGGCAATGGCTACTGCACACTTGTCGTGTCGTTGTGCAAGGTCAGCATGTACGTAGTAAGTGTGATTAGGATCAGGGGTAAATCCAGCGTCAAACCTTCTAAAGTTGTCTACTGGATTTCGGAGAGTCATAGAGTCTTGCAGCTTTTCTCTTTGCTTAAAGAATGCGTCGCTAGAGTATGTTGGCACACAAGCAAAACGCATCATCGCATCTCCAAGGTCTGTGTAAAATGCCATCTTGAAATCATCTATTTTACGAGTAGGGTTGACATCCCAGGTAGGTCTTTTAAGTGCATAGGCCCCTGGAATTTTGTATGAAATAATGTGGTCTTCGTCCCACTCAATGGTAAGCTTGTTTCCCTCTGCATCTTCTGGCAAGTCTGGGTTAATCACAAAAGTATGGGATTTTGTCACAACTTCTTTTTCATTAATTACTGCATCGTATCTTGCAGATATAAAGTCTCCTGGATACCTTGGAAAAGAAAGCATAATGACTTTGCCAAGATCTGGAAAGCGAGAGTCTACAGTAGCACGGAATGCTTTGTAAATATTGTCAGCTGTCTTGCCCTGCTCATTACCAGTTCCTACCTCGTTGGCAAAACCAGAAATCTCATCTAGCACTGCTACTAAAAGGTTTAAGCCCTCGTGGGACTCACGTTCGGAGTGTCCAGAATAAACAGTAACAGACTTGTCAAACTCAATGCTATCTGTCTTTGCATAAGATTTGCCTGCAAACCAAGGAGACCTTTCAATTTTAGTTTTAAGACCTTTAAAGAAAACGTTCTTAGCCTGCTGTGCGTTAATGGCTACGTTAAGAATATCAATAGCATCTCCTGCTGGCTTTCCATAGTATCTTGCTGGATCTTTTAGACAGAGTAGCTTATAAACGATAAATGCTACTGCTACTGTTGAAACAAAGTCTTTACCGCTACCCTTGCCTAACTGAAGGATGGCCTCGTTTTTGGTGTACTTTTTATGATACTGTGCTCCTTCTGTAGCACCCATAACTCTTTCAAGGTCTTCTTTATAATAAATTTGACTCATAGCTCGTACAATGTCGTACTGAGTTTCTGATAGAACTGGTTGGCCCAGGTAGTCTGGAGACTCTACAAACTCTTTAACATCGACAGGAATTTCTTCAAACTGATCGTCTTGTAGGGCTTCCAGGAAATCATCAAACATTATTCATCCTCTTTGTGGACTATCGTAACGGCCTCTCCGTTATCAGATACCTCAGAAAGTCTTCTCATAATTTCATCTCTAATCTCTGGGTAATCGCTGGCAATGTCTTTAAGAATGTTTACTAGAACGTCTTGCTTTCTTTCTAGTTCCATCATTTCATCAGCCAGCTCTTTATTCTCAAGAAGTCCAGCCTTTTGCAACATGTCGATTCTCTTAGACTCTAGATCCATTACAAGTTTAATGGCACCTGATTTATTCCTAAGATCTCCGTTTGTACCTGCTTCATCAATCACCTCATATGCCTGAGAGATTAGCTTGCTGTAGTGCTTATCTGCTGCAGCCAAAGCCTCTTTAGCTCTTGCCCTAATTGCAGCATTGTCAGCGGCCATGTGTTGCCACTCTGTGATTAAAGAAACAACCCTGGTCCTAGGAATCTCTAGTTGTTTAGAAATTTTGGTAGGGTCATTTCCTTTAAGATATTCTTCGACAACCTTGTTTACTTCGTCAAGATGCTTGACTAGGTTTTCTTCAGCTGACATTTTTCTTTACACGCTTTCTAGGTATACGTTTAATTCTATCAAACTTGAATGATCTTTGCACACCAGACTGCATACCCTTGCTTCCTCTGTGTACCTCAAAGCAATCTATCCACTGTGCACCAGTTTCTTTGTTGGTTACTACGCTTGCAAACTTAAATTTGATTCCGTACTCACCACGCACTTTGAATAAGTCTCCTGGCCTTAAGGTATCATTAAAATTTGGAAAAGCATACTCATACTCTCTGGCAAAGTTTGTCTCTGGAAGTGTAACCTTTTTGCGTCTACCCATTATCTCCTCGATTTCTTTAGTCCGAATTTTGCAAGATATACATATATAGTTTCTACGCTTGCACCGCTTTCCTTGGCAATCTCCTGTGGTGTCTTCTTATCCATAAGATATCTTTTCTTTAGCCAAGCTTCTGATTTATAAAGTTTACCAGACATAGTACCTCCTGTCAACCTTTCTCTATCTTAGACCAGTTGTTAATTGCATAGTGGCCAACGCCAATAGCATCTGCAACATCGTCATCTTTTACGTCAATATCATAATAAGTATTAACAAAGTTAAGGGTTCTGGTTTTCCTTAATTCTCTCTCAAGCTTTTTATGAAAAGACTTTGATTTATCTGGGTGATCTTCTATTATCTTTTTACGATCTTCTGGCTTTAGTTTTCCGTTGCCTATAAAGGTTTGCCAGGTAATTGGGTTGATCGCACCTGCTGTTCTGATACCGCTTCTACCAGCAGAGCCAAGCAAAGATCCCTGTAGCATTGCTAAGTCAGCCATAGTCTTTGGGCTGTTCATGTAAACGGAGTGCTCGATAACTATTGCATCTATGTTAAATTTTTCTAACAAAGCACCTGTTTTACGAGATGCATCTGCCACTTTAGAAAATACATTATTGCCTGCAAAGTTAATTTTTCCATAACTAATTAATTTGTTTTCGTCAAAAATAGAAAATGCCAGGCTGTTTGTACTAGAATCTATGGCACAAATGTATCTTGGTTTTACTTTAGCTTCAGCATTAATTATCTTCTTCATTTATAATATCCTTAATTTGCTTTAGCTGAAGGTCTACTTCTTTAATGTTAACCTTGCAACTTGAGCACATTGTTTCGTCATTATAAACAGAAAGCTTTCTGCCACAACCACCACTGCACTTTTTAGTTTTCTTAATTCTTTTATTACGTCTAAGAATCTTTTGACGTTCTGCTATTTTATCTTTTGTCGCTTGTTCCCTGCAGCTTACAGAGCAATATACCTGGTATGAAACCTCTGGCTGAAACTTTGTATTACACCAATCACACGACTTCACTAATGGCCTCCAGAGATTTAATCTGTATAGATCCAACCTCTGCTTCGGCACATACTTTTGATAAAGGACAGGTTTTACAAATTCTAGAATTAGAGCGATAGTTTTTCTTGGGGATAGTCTTGTCTTCCCAAGCTTTCCTTACCGTCCTCATCCAATCAAAAGCATAGTCTACCCATTCTATGTAAGTCTTGTTTACTTCTACTGGAATAATTAAAAGGTCATGATTGTTCTTGTTTTCGTAAATAAGAACTGCCTTTGACTTATTCAGAATCTTCATATAGATAATTAGCTGTATTAGGTGACCAATTTTTGGCTTCCCTGATGCTTTACGATACTCAAATCCTTCGGCTGGCATGGTTTTAATTTCACCCAGCAACTCTTCGCCCTCCCAATTAAGGATTACATCTCCGAAACCAAAGATGGGGGGATCGTTATTAACAACTTTAAACTCTGAGTCAATTAAGATGCCAGCGTCTTCCATGGCCTGCTGAATTCTTTCGTGAGACTTTGTTCCGCTAGTCATGTTGGCACCACCATAGGCATCTGCATTGTCTTCAAAGGTACCGCCTTCAAAAGCTAGGTACCAGTATCTTGCACACTCTCCGTGACCAAATGCAATAGTAGAAGGTGCAAACGTTTTCTTTTGCTGATGCCTTGGACCACGCTTAGCAATGTAACCATAGTTAATCTTTTCCTTAAGACCCTCTAGATTTTTAATGTTGGTAGGTGCTCTTCCTGGCAAGTTCTTTTTAACCATAACTTCTTTTAGTAAATTTTTTGACATAAGCTTTCTTTTCGTTATACTAATTATACACTATTTAGTTATATACTTCAACGCTGAAACCAAGCTATTGATTGACTCAGCTGCTGTGTAGTATATATTCTTTTTGCTTCTGTCGCTCTTGTCTACATTAGTCATCCAGGTTGCACGAAATGCCATTTTAGCTGCAATAGCTTGTAGCCTTACAATTTCAATCGTAGCTACCTGAATAGGAATGTCTGGTTTTACAATTAGCTTTGCCAGGAACGTAAGTGCTTCTGTAAGCTCATCGTCCTGCATGTAATCTGCAATCTCTGACAAGCCATTGATCTTGTCAATCGTAGTTGTCTCTTGTTGTTCTGACATATATTAAGACCCCGCTTCTGATTCTAGGATTGTCTGCTTTTCTTTACTAGTCACGCTACCCTTTCCAACAAACCAAGGAAGCAACTCGTAGTATAGGTCTACAAGCAGATTAACATCTTGAACCTGGTACTTCTTCATTTCTTTCCATGCCTTCTCATTGCCATCCATGCAGTCAATCCACAGTTGGAAGCCAGAGTGCTTAACCTTAGCACCTACCCCAAGGCGTTGTGCAACATAGTCTAACTTGTTTGAGGGGAACTGGAAGTTAGCCTTAGTAACAGACATTAGGTCCAGATCTTTTACTGGTGAAGGTGGCATTAGGCCATTCTCTAAGAACTCACGGTTAATGTGTTTGTGGTCAAACGCAGCTGAGTTCCACCCAACTAACACGTCTGCCTTATCCATCATCTTGTGTAGCTCTTCCAGCATAGCTTTCTTGCCGTCATGGTGGACTGACTTAAAGGTTACTTTCTTTTCTCCAAGCCAACGAGCACCAAAGCACAGCATCTCTGTGGGTTCGATGATCTGATCAATATAGACATTCTGGTCCCAAAGACCCCATACGTACGCTTTGATTGGCGTAGTTTCGATATCTAGTAGTAGTATGTTTTTCATTTTATTTATTCTTTCTCTTCTAGTATTTGCTCTAATAAATCTAATTCTATAATTGCTAGTCTTGTTTTGCTGCTGCCTTCTCCAAGTACAACCACAATAGCTGGGTCATTACCATTACGAACTGCATCAGTAGTAGCCTTGGCCCAGTTGTCTTTATTTACTGTAAATCCTTTTGGATACTCTTTAAAGTCAACAGTAAAGTTTTCCCAGGTGGCATCACCCTTCTTCATGCCTCTTCCGCTATTTTTAATAGGCCTGGCCCCTAACCTTTTAGACTCTCCTCGCTCAGACATTTTTAGCCTTTCTTGTGTCTAGATTAATTTTTGAAATATGCTTGTCTGGGCATTGCCAGGTTAAGTCTTTGGTATCTTTCCAAAATCTTACGGACGTAGCGGAAAGATCACATTGCTGGCATGGAAACATACCAGTATGAGTTGAAAAAGGCTTAGGCACCGTATACCGCCTTCTCGATCTTGCTTCTCAGCTCTTGGTCTTCCTTTACTCTTTCAATAAACCCATCACGTCCCTGGACCTTGCTTCCGTCATCGAGCTTGTACCAAGCCCCAGTCCTTTCAACTGCTCCAAGCATCTCAGCTGTATCTACAAGGTCAGCGATTGTATCTAGACCTACCTCGTCTCCGACAAAATAGAAGTCGTACTCACCGCCAATAAATGCTGGAGAGGTTTTGGAATACTGCACATCCCATCTAATCTTACGACCAACCTTTTGCTCTATTAGTTTATCTCCTACTGCAATCTTGCCCTTAATCGCCTGGTTATCTGAAGCTGAAGAAAACAGCTTAATAATTGTGGAAGAGTAAAACTGTGAAGACTGTCCTCCTGTTGGCTGTTGACTAGTGTACATGGCATTAATGTTATTACGTGATTGAGAAATTGTAATAAACAATGTTGGCTTAACCTTGTTATTAGAATAGTTAATCATCTTCCATGCATTACTAAAGTCTCTAGACTCTGCACCAATCTGCTTAGTATTTTCTAGCTGCTTTAGCTCATCTGAATCTTTTTCAAAATAAATAGCAGGTAGCAGAGACGTAATAGAGTCAACTACAATGATGTCCACTCCAGCCTGCATTAGCTGCACACTAACGTCTACCATCTCGTTAATAGTTCTTACCTTGGACACGATTAGGTCATTTGTGTTTACCCCCAGCTTTTCTGCCCAGGTTTTATCGTAGGACATCTCAGCGTCAATCCATGCACAGACCTTACCTTCTTGCTGAGCAATGGCTACTGTCTGCAGACACATAGATGACTTAGCACTTGACTTGCTTCCCCAAATCATTACCTGTCTTCCATATGGCAAGCCACCGCCAAGAGCCCTGTTCAGTCCTGGACTGGGGGTCTTAGCAAACTCTGTAGATGGTACAGAGTCCCCAGTGCTAATTGCTTTCCTAAGCTTTGGGTCAAGCTTTGCGAACACTTCGTCGACACTAACTGTCATGTATTTCCTCCAATATCACGGTTCCGTCTTTAGTTTTCCCAAAAGAAAACTTGTAAGCGTCACCTTCCTTTATCCTCATATATGCTTTTGCAAATGCTGTGGGGAACACAGTTATTGGCTGTATCTCCCTGTTTATATCTACAACTGTCATGGTTGCCATCTTTTTACCAGCTTTTGTTATTCTGGGGTTAAAAGACAGCACCATCATCTCTTCTTCTTTAAATGGCAACATTTTATAGTTTAAGAATCTAACAATGGCATGATCAGACTTTTTTACTTCTTCTGCAGGAATTGCTTTTACAATCCTATTGTCGCTTGCTAGTAAGAGATAAGTCTTTCCTGCTTCAATAGAAGTTTGCTCTTCGTCAAAAATACCAACACTGCCAGTCTTATCTAACACTTCAACCCTTGACCATCCCTTGCCTCGCTTAATTGACTTAACCATTCCAAGCAAAACAAACGATCCCTTTTCTTCAAAGTCGCTTACCTCGTCTGCAAAGGCATAGTAGTGTGATGGTACATCCATATTAAACTCTGGCAAATTTAAGTACTCATAAAGGTTTTGCCTAACAGCTTCATCGTCTCTAGGGTTATCCTCAAAGGTTGCTCCACCAATTGCTTTAAGAGCTTGTAGTGCACGACTGTTCACTCCACTACCCTTGGCATAAGTGTACTCCTCAAGCTGCTTGTAGTTAGCAAAAGGCCTTTGAGAAATGTACTTCTCTGCAATGTTGTCTGAGATGTACTTGATCGAGGTTAGCCCAAACCTAATACCCTTGCCCTCAATCTTAAAGTCTGCATCTGAATCGTTAACGTGGGGTAACCTGACGGGAATTCCTAGGCGTTTTGCTTCAATCAAATACTCCGTACGAGCATCCTTGTCTTTTTCGTTTTTAAGAATAGAGTACATAAACTCTAGAGGGTAGTAGTACTTTAGCCACGCCGTCCAATACGAGAGAGTCGAGTAAGCAACGGCATGAGATTTATTAAAAGAATAACCTGCGTGGGCTTCGAAATCATGCCATAGCTCAGCAGCCAGATTAGGACTGAGATAGTTCGAGGCACCAGCGACAAACTTTTCTTTAAAAACGTCAAACTCTTTTGCATCTTTTTTCTTTCCAATGATCTTACGAACCTTGTCAGCTTCAGCCATTGTCATCCCACCAAGCTCTGTACAGGCCTGCATAACTTGTTCCTGATATAGGATACACCCATATGTGTCTTTCGTAAACTCCTTCATTGTTGTGTGGTGATATGCAATATCTTGCTTTCCATGTTTACGAAGGATGTAGTCTTTTCCAATAGTATTCATTGCACCTGGTCTAACCAAAGCGTTAGAGGCTGCTAGCTCATCAAAGTTGTTTACCCCCATTTTAACTAGCAAGTTAGTGTAGGGCGTTGCTTCACACTGAAAAACTCCTTTAGTGTGACCATTGGACAGCATTTGATAAACCTGTTTGTCATCCATGTTTATTTTTAACAAATTAATTTCTTTTTTGGTTCTATCCTTGATAATGTCTAGAGTGTCTCGCAAAACACTTAAAGTCTTTAGGCCCAGAGCATCAATCTTAATAAGACCAATTCTCTCTGCTTCTTCCATGTCTACCCCCACCACAGGAATTCTTTCTTTGGTTCCAGGTGCCTGTCTGGTTTCAAGTGGTGCATATTTAAAGATAGGTTGCTTGCTTGTTACGACACCAGCAGCGTGGATCCCTGTACCTCTAATGCG